TCGAACCACGTATTAGATAATCGCGCCAACTGACGCGCAGGATGTGCTGAGGTGATTGTGTTCAACAACCATCTAGAGGTGCATCTATGTCGTCCACTGTCATCCCGTTCGGCGATCCGAAAGCCGTCAAGCGCTGGTCCGCAGACCTCGCTGTCGACGTGCGAAAGAAAAGCTACTTCGAACAGCGCTTCATCGGCACGTCCGAGAACGCAATCATCCAACGCAAGACCGAACTCGAATCGGACTCGGGCGACGAGATCGACTTCGACCTGTCGGTCCATCTGCGCGGCAAGCCGACCTACGGCGACAACCGTGTTGAAGGCAAGGAAGAAAACCTGCGCTTCTTCTCCGACAAGGTGAAGATCGACCAGGTGCGTCACTCCGTTTCGGCTGGTGGCCGCATGTCGCGCAAGCGCACGGTCCACAACATCCGCCGCATCGCGCGCGACCGTCTCGGCGACTACTTCTACAAGTTCACCGACGAACTGCTGTTCATCTACCTGTCGGGCGCACGCGGCATCAATCAGGACTTCATCGAAACGACCGACTTCGCTGGCTACGCCGGCAACTCGCTCGACGCGCCGGACGCCGATCACCTGTTGTACGGTGGCGCGGCAACCAGCAAGGCGTCGCTGACGGCCAACGACATCATGGACCCGCTCGTGATCGAGAAGGCCGTGGAAAAGGCCGCGATGATGCAGGCCGAGAACCCGGAAACGGCGAACATGGTCCCGGTCAGCATCGACGGCGACGATCACTACGTCACGGTGATGTCGGAGTACCAGGCAACCGACATGCGCACGGCATCGGGTGGGCGCTGGATCGACTTCCAGAAGGCCGCCGCCGCTGCGGAAGGCGCTAAGAACCCGATCTTCAAGGGCGGGCTCGGCATGATTAACAACGTCGTGCTGCACAAGCACCGCAACTGCATCCGCTTCAACGACTACGGTGCGGGCGCGAACGTGCTGGCCGCTCGTGCGCTGTTCATGGGCCGTCAGGCTGCCGTGATCGCCTACGGCACGGGCACGGGCCTGCGCTTCGACTGGAAGGAAACGACGAAGGACTACGAGAACGAGCCCGCAATCGCGGCTGGCTTCATCGCCGGCATGAAGAAGGCCCGTTTCAACGGTAAGGACTTCGGCGTTCTGTCCATCGACACGGCTGCGCAAAAGCACAGCTAAACGGAATGAGCCGCCTTCGGGCGGTTCTCTCCTTCCAATCTGACTTGTGAGGTAAATCATGGCTCTGAAACAAAGCTTTTGGGCAACCGGTCAGCGCATGGTCCCGGTCGGTGACTGCGCGGGCGATGAAGTCGCGCAACTGTTCGAGTACGCGCTTCCCGCAGGCGCACTCTCCGTTGGCGACATCATCGAACTGGCTGTCCTGCCGGCGTTTAACACGGTGACGGACGCGATTCTTATCTGCGACGACCTCGACTCGAACGGCGCCCCGACCATCGCTTTTGACGTGGGCATCATGAACAGCTACGTTGGCGACAAGGACAGCGTTCGCACTTGCGGCGCCGAACTGTTCCCGGCTGCGACGCTTGGGCAGGCCGGCGGCGTGGCGCGCGCGCAAGTGGCAAGCGCGTTCACCATCGCAGCGACCGACAACCATCGTTCGATTGGCGTGAAGATCACGACCGCTGCCGCAACGCAAGTCGCGGGCGCGAAGCTCCGCCTGCTTCTGAAGTACGCGGCCAACTCGTAATCGGGCCGTGCAATCCGCCCTCTGCGTCGAAAGGCGTGGAGGGCTTTTGTCCATCTAAGCCAAGGGAATGGGAATGAAGATCGAATGCACGTTGCAAAGAAAGGGCGGCACTGTCGTCGAACTGCCCGGCAAGACCTACCACTTCAAGCCGCAAGAGGACGGCCGCCACATCGCGGAAGTCGAGGACGAGTCGCACATCGAGACGTTCCTCCGCATCCGCGAGGCGTATCGCATCCTGCGCTCGCCGGGCGCCGCAGCCGTCGAGGAAACGCTCCCGCCGGCCGTGGATGATGGCAAGGAAGGGACGGCCGGCAACACTGGCCCGGTCGCCACGAGCACGGCGTTCCCGCCGACGTTCACGATCAACGGCAAGGTGTACACGCTCGACGCCATTGCAAGCCGCGCGTTCATCGACTCGGGCCTGCCGTTCGAGGACTGGAACACGCTCGACGACGAGCACCGCGCCACGAAGATTGAAATCGTGCTCGACGCGCTCGAAGCGGGCGAGATCACGATTGATCCTGTCGACGATGAGCCGAACCCGGTTGTGGACGAGCGCGCGACGCTGGACGCTCAGTACAAGGAGCGCTTCGGCAAGCTGCCGCCGAGCAACATGAAGCTGGAAACGCTCAAGGCGAAGCTCGCCGCGGGCGCGGAGTAAGCCATGCCCATCGCCGCCGCCAAACTGATCGAACGCGCCGGGGAAATCCTCCTCGACGAGGAGCATAAGCGCTGGCTGAAGCCTGAGCTTATCAACTGGATCAACGACGCCGCCCGCGAGACGATTGTGCGGCGGCCGGCGGCGCGCGCGGTGGCGACTGTGCTCGCGCTGAAGGCAGGCACGCGCCAGGAGATTCCCGCGCGTGGCGTCGAGTTGCTGGACGTGCCGCGCAACATCGGCGCCGATGGCGTGAAGCCCGGCCGGGCGATTCGCCGCTGCGAGCGCGCGCTCCTCGACGATCAAAACCCGGACTGGCACACGCTGAAGCCGAAGAACGCGGCGCGTCACTTCACGTTTGACGAACGCTCACCGCGCGTTTTCTACGTCTATCCGCCCGTCATCGAGGGCACGAAAGTCGAGACGCTGCACTCCGAGCTGCCGCCGGAAGTGACGGCCGAGACAGACACGCTGGACATGGGCGAGGAGTACATCAACACGCTCCTCGACTACATGTGCTTCCGCGCACTCTCGAAGGACAGCGAGTTCGCAAACGGCACCATCGCCGCCGCGCACTATCAGGCGTTCGCGGATGCCGTGGGTGCGAACAACGAGACGACCACGGCCAACTCTCCTAACGCGAACCACACATGAGCACCGACCTCGAACAATTTCTGCCGAAGGTTATTCCGTTCGCGCCGGGTTGCCCCGAGCCGACCGCGTTAGAGCACCTGATTGCAGCCGCGCAGGACTTCTGCGAGACGACGCGCCTGTGGCGCTTCGAAGATTCGTTCCAGCTCGGCGACGATCCGAACGTGCTCTGCACCCCATCGGACGCGATCATTCACGAGATCGAGCGGTGCGACTACAACGGCAAGAAGCTGGACCCCGCCACCATCGACTTTCTCGACGACCGCCACCCGCTGTGGCGCAGCGATACGAACGAATGGACGGGCCAGCCCGAGTGGTTCACGCAGATTGACCCCGGCACTGTGCGCGTTGTGCCGCGACCGCTTGAGCCCGGCACCGTGAAGGTGTGGCTGCGCCTGAAGCCGTCCGAGGACGCAGAGACGCTGCCTGACTTCATCTTCAAGGAGCACTCGACGCTGATCTCGTGGGGCGCGCTCGCGGCGATTCTCATGCTGCCGAATCAGACGTTCAGTGACCCGAACCGGGCGACGTTCTTTCAGGGCAAGTTCGACCAGGGGCTCGGCCGCAAGCAGACGTTGGGCACGAAAGGGCAGCAGCGCGGACCTATCAGAACGAAAGCTAATTTTTTCTAATTCTCTTTTAGGAGTCCGAAAATGCCGGTCGCATCAACCTACACGAAGAACAACATCATCGAAACCCTTCTGCGCGGCGCCGCGTTCCCGGTCCCGCCGAAGGGCTATATCTCGCTGCACACGGGCGACCCCGGCTTGACTGGCGCGAATGAGGTTGCAGTCGCGAACTGGCCGTCCTACGTGCGGCGCGACGCGGCCAACGGTGGCGCTATCGCATCCGGCTGGCTCGCGAGCGTCGACGGCACGAGCAAGAACGTCAATCAGATCCTCTACCCGTCTAACGACGGCGTGGCGATGGTCCAGATTGGCTGGTTCGGCCTGTGGGACGCTGCCAACGGCGGCAACTTCCTGTTGGGTGCGCCGCTGTACTCGGCCAAACAGGTCAATCCCGGCGACGTGTTCGTGTTCGACGTGCAATCTCTTACCGTGCGCGAGCTGTAACGCATGAACTTCTACCCACTCAACGAAACCCCGGTAGACGGGTTTGCGAGATGGAACGGCGGCACGAGCGCCGACATGTCGTTCGATGGGTTGGGTAAAGCAGCAACCGCAAGGCAAGGTACGAGCCTCGCCGAAATGGATGCGGTGGCAATCGCGTATGGCTTGATGCGCCGCATGGGCTATGCCGGCGCGGATATGTCGATGGACGGCCAGGGTGTCGGCCAACTCGCCATTCTCGGCACGTCCGAAGCAGCGATGCACTTCGAGATGGAAGGCCGCGGCGAAGCGTTCGCGATTGTCGGCGGGACCGCAACGTTGTCGCTGGACGTGCTCCTCTCGCGTGGCGGGCTGCTGATTCGCGGGATTAGCGACGCGGTTATGGAGTTGCAGGCCGAGCCTATCGGGCGCTCCGCGTATGGCGTACACGCGGACGCGACCGCGCTCCTGCAAATGGGCGCAGATGCAAGCGGGCACATGCCGCCGGTCGTGAAGGGGCGCGGTCTTGCCGAGTCGTGGCTCTACGGGCTCGCCTACCCACACTTGATCCTGCACTCGCCGGGCGCACTCGCCGAGTTCGGGCTCGATGCAGAGGCAATCGGTAGGATCGCGACGCGCGTGCATGGCTACGCGGAAGCCGAGCTGGTGCTCGAAGTGCTGCGTGCAGAGGCGAGAAAGTACGCGATTCTCAGGGGCATGAGCGACGCCGAGATGGTGCTCGATGCGCTCGTGCGCGACGCTCGCGCCGTGGTATTGCCGAGCGCGTTTCATCCGGCGGGCGACGACCGCATCATCCTCGCGCCGTGGGTTAGCCGAACAGTTCGCGTGCAGAAGGACATCCGCGCCATGCGCGTGCCGGATGAAAACCTCGATGTGCGCGCGCCGGCCGAGAGCCGCATCATCCGCGTGCCGCGCGAGAACCGAACCATCATCGTGCGGCGCGGAAGCGCGATCTTCGTGCCGAACGAGAGCCGCACGATCCGCGTACCAGGCGACGACCGCCTGATTATGGTCTAGGAGGCCGAATGGACATCTTTACGAAGCCCGACACTGCGAAGTGGGACTACGACGTTGACTTCAGCCGCTTCCTGAGCGACGGCGACACGATCACTGAAGCGACGGCTGTCGTGCTCGAAGCAGACAGCATGGTGAGCATCCCGCTGGTAACGGTGCAGCCTGATACGGTGAAGGTGTGGCTCGTCGACGGCGTGGCCGGCAAAACCGCAACCATCGAGGTAACGGCAACGACGCAGTTCGGGCGTATTGATCCGGTGAAGTTCAAGGTTCGCATCAAGGACTGAGCATGGCGCTGAAGATCACCAATAACGCACTCAGCACGCTGGCGGCCGGTATCGCAGCCGGCGACCTGAGTCTCACTCTCGCGGCAGGCGACGGCGCAAAGTTCCCCGTGCTTGCGGCCGGAGACTGGCATCCCGTGACCGTCATCAAGTCGGACGGCACGCTCGAAGTCATGAAGGCCACGGCGCGCGCGGGCGACGTGCTGACCGTCGCGCGCGCGCAGGACGGTACGACGGCGCTCGCGTTCGCTGCGGGTACGCTCGTGCAGTTGCGCTGGACGGCGGGCGCTGTCGCTGATGTGTACAGCAACATCGCCGCGGCGAACACGAACGCCAACGGGCGAGTCTCCAAGGGTGGAGACACGATGACTGGTCAGCTCATCAACCAGGAGTCGATTCAGCTTGCTAAGGGGCTGGTCGGCGATGCGGCGGCACCGATGGTCTACAACGACAACGCGACCCGAAACGTCGTGTTTCGTACCGGCCCGTCCACGGCCTACAAGTACAGCACTATCGACGCGAACGGTCGGATCACTGCCGCGGGCGACATGTTCTCTAGTGGACGCGTCTACGCTACTGCCAACGGGTTCATGGAGACCACCGGAAACATTTGGGGAACGGCCTTCGGTAGCCAGTGGATCACGGACTGGATGTACGGCTCTGGAACCATCCTCAAGGCAAGGTCACTGATGAAGACGGACGGCGGGCAGACCTGGTGGGCCTTCGCAGGCCAGGGCGGCCAGCCTACGTGGCTGTGGGGCGGCAACGACGGCGTGAACATGTACGTGTGGAACCCGGCTAACTTCTCGGTCAACTACGCGAACTCGTCTAACTACGCGAACAGCGCGGGAGGTGCGAACTATGCGACCAGCGCGGGCGGTGCTGACCACCTCACAAGCGGCGGGCACACGTTCTATGACATTTGGGATGGAGTCAATGGAAACATCAACTTCTACATCGACGGCTCATTCCAAGCGTATATCCACGCAGGGACATCCGACGAGAGGCTGAAAAAGAACGTTGTCGAAGTTGACCGCGACGCCCTTGCTCAGATCAATAAGATCAAGTTCTTCTCGTTTGACTGGAAGGCCGATGACCGGCATGAGGACTTCGGTTTCGTCGCCCAGCAGCTTCAGACCGTTGATCCCCGGTATGTGTACCAGCCGCCTGGCGATCCTATGGACCCCAATGTCGCGCCCCTTGCCCTGCAGGAAGCGAACATGTTGCGCGATGCGCTGCGGTCAATCCAGCAACTCAGTGCTGACGTTGAAAACCTCAAGGCCCAACTGGCTGCAACGGCATAAGGAGCGAAGATGGCACTCAAGATCACGAACAACGCAGTCAGCAGGCTTGCGGCTGCAATCGCCGACAACGTAACGAGCATCCCGCTTATGCCTGGGGATGGCTCGAAGTTTCCCGTGCTGGCGGCCGGCGACTGGCACCCGCTGAACGTCATCAAGGCGGACGGCACGACGGAAATCATGAAGGTCACGGCACGGGCCGGCGACCTGTTGACCGTGCTGCGCGCGCAGGAAAACACGGCGGCGATTGCCTTCAACGCCAATGATCGCGTCGAGCTGCGCTGGACGGCCGCCGCTATCGCTGACGTATATACCAACATCGACGCCGCGAAGACGGCCGCAGCCGACGCGAACACGAACGCCAACGGTCGCGTCTCCAAAGCAGGCGACTCGATGCAAGGCGCGTTGGTTATGGAGTCGTCGATTCACCTTCGGTCAGGTATGGCTGCTGATGCCACGGCGCCCATCATCTACAACGACGCCGGTACTCGTAACGTCGTTTTTCGTACCGGCCCGTCCACAGGCTACAAGTTCAGCAGCATCGACGCCACCGGGCGCATTACTGCCGCGGGCGATATCTTCTCCAGCGGTCGCGTCTACGCTACCAGCAATGGCTTTGTTGAAACCAACGGCAACCTTTATGGTACGGCGTTCGGTAGCCAGTTCATCACGGACTGGCTGTACAACACCGCTGAAGTGCGCCGCGCGCGCTTTCTGAGGATTAATGGCGCTGGCGCTGATGGGTCGTGGAACTGGAACGCGCTGGGCGGACAGCCGACCTACCTGTGGGGCAGTAACGACGGATCGAACATGTACCTGTGGAATCCGAGCAATTTCTCGGTCAACTACGCGAACTCGTGTAACTACGCGAACAGCGCGGGCAGTGCGGGCAGCGTCGCTGGCGTGTCCAACCCGGCACAGGCAGGCGCCCGCGTCCAGTGGGATAGTGGCGTGGTTGAAATCGGGCCTGTCGGTAGCTACACAGGTGGCAATGGATGGGTGCAGGCGCCGTATGTTGTAGTTGGCATGCGCTCGTGCGGTGGCTCGTCCACTGCAAACTGTATCTTTTTTGAAGTCACCGTTTTAAGGAACCAATAATGTTGATGACCAACCCGGAACTGATATACGTGTTGCAGCAGTTGTACCCGCAACTCGAAGCAGGCAAGGACTACGTTACCGGATGCAAGAAGCCCAATGAGGGTTTCTCGCAGCAGGAACACGCTTTTATCTGGGGCTGGCGTGCCGATGTCCCGCAGCCTACGCAGGAGTTTCTGGAGGCATATTGGGAAGCGAATATGCCGGCGATGCTGTCGGGCCAACTGGCGCAGGCTACCCGCGTCGAGCGTAACAACCGCCTCGCCGAAGCAGATTTGCTCGTGGAGAAGGCAATCGACAAGGGTGACGCTGTGGCCGAGCGTGCGGCGCGTGACTATCGTCAAGCGCTGCGCGATGTGCCATCGCAGCCGGGGTTCCCTGACACGGTGAACTGGCCCGCAAAGCCGGCGTGATTGGCACCATACGGCACGATAGAATGCGGTAGCGCGCGAAACAGGGGCAACCAATGACCATTCTGAAGATCACTGGCTTTTCGGGAGAAATCCCGCGCGTCGTGCCGCGCCTGTTACCGGAGTCGTCCGCACAGACCTCGACGAATGCGCGTCTTGAATCGGGCTCTCTCGCGCCGTACCGCAAGCTGAAGTTTGACTCTCGCCTTGCGGCGCCGCCCGCCGGGCAGTTCTACAGGACGATCTATCGCGACTTCGATGGATCGTGGCTCGCGTGGACGACAAAGGTGTACCTTGCGCCCGGTCCCGTGGCGACCGACCGGCTGTACATCATGGGCGACGGTGCGCCGAAGATGAAAGTCGGCGCCACGACCTACCCGCTGGCGATCCAGAAGCCTGCCGGCGTGCCTGTCGCGACAGTGAGCGGCACCGGCACGGGCGATGTCTTTACGCGCGTCTACGTCTATACCTACGTTACGGACTTCGGCGAGGAGTCGGAGCCGTCCGCAGTAACGGCGGCCGTGAACTGGCAGAGCGGGCAGACTGTCACGATTAGCGGTATCCAGGCGCCGCCGGCCGGTCGCAACATCACGAAGCAGCGCATCTACCGCTCGCAGACCAGCATGAGCGGCACGGACCTGTATTTCATCGCGGAGCGCGACGCATCGGCTGCGAACTTCATCGACAACCTCCCGCTGAGTGCTCAGAACGAGCCGCTGCCGTCGCTGAACTACAACCCGCCGCCGGATGACCTCACGGGCCTGATTGCGCTGCCAAACGGCATGATGGCGGGCTTTCGTGGCAAGGAACTGTGCTTCTGCGAGCCGTGGCAACCGCACGCGTGGCCCGAGTCGTACCGGCTGACGTTGGACTACAAGATTGTGGCGCTCGGCGCGTTCGGCACGACTATCGTTGTTATGACCACGGGCCAGCCGTATCTCGTCACTGGCAAATCGCCCGACACGATGGCCGAGGAAAAGCTCGAAATGAACCTGCCGTGCATCAACGTGCTCGGCGTGGTCGACATGGGCTATGCAATCGCCTACCCGTCGCACGATGGGCTTGTCGTGGTCTCCAGCTCGGGGCCGCGCGTGGTGACTGACCAGCTCATGACCCGGACGCAATGGCTGCGCACGGCGCCAGACCGCTTCATCGCGGGGCAGTTCTTCGGCCGCTACTTCGCGAGCTACCAGTATGTCGACCCTCGCGGGACCGCACTATCGGGATCGTTCGTGATCGACCTGACGGGGCAGGATGCGTTCATGCACCGCGTCGCCTACCGTGCCGATGCCAATTTCTACGACATCGAGGACGGCACGATGTTCTTGTGCATCGGGCAGGACATCTTCGAATGGGATGCGCTCGACGAGCAGAACGACATCCTGACGTGGCGCTCGAAGCAGTTTGTTGTGCCCACGCCGACCAACTTCGGCGCAATCCTCATCGAGGGCACCGAGGTTATTGCCGCTGAAGAAGAAGCGGCGATTCAGGCCGCCTACGACGCTATCGTGGCCGCCAACGCGGCAACGTATGCGCAACCGTCTATGGGCGGGGAAGTGGATGGCGCTGCAATCGGCGTCTATC